TCTCAGATTATCTATTCAGAATTACATTGCCTACTGTAAATTTTCGCGCCATTTGGTACTGTTTTGCGCTTTATTTGGTACTGGCCATTGGGTATTTTAACGGGCAATAAATCGTTAAAAATTCCGGATTACGAGCTCAGATCGTTGTCCGCGTCCCTGCTGTCCACCCACGGTATAGTTGATCGCTACCGACTGCATCGCCAATCCCTTGAATGCCTCATGCATTTCTGGAATATCGTTGACTGATATGATCATCTTTCCTTTTATCGTTCTCGCCAGCTCGGCTATCTGAGCATACTGTTCCAGCTCAAGATCCACACCATAACCTTCGGTACCCCAATAAGGGGGATCACAGTAAAACAAGGTGTATTCCCGGTCGTACTTGCGCACACAGTCCTGCCATGCCAAATGCTCAATATAGGTTTGCGAAAGCCGCAAGTGTGCCTGACTTAACTCCTCCTCGAGCCGCAGCAGATTCAGGCGGGGTGCGCTGGTGGTCGCGGTACCGAAGTGCTGGTTAGCCACCTTGCCGCCGAAAGCCAGCTTTTGCAGATAGTAGAATCTCGAGGCACGTTGGATGTCGGTGAGCGTCTCAACCGGCGTTATTTGCAGCCACTTATACATTTCACGGCTGGTCAGCGCCCATCTGAACTGTCGGGTGAATTCGTCCAGGTGGTATTTGATCACGCGATACAGATTAACCAGCTCGCTGTTGATGTCGTTGAGCACCTCGACATGCGTCTGATTCTTCATGAAATACAATGCGGCTGCTCCGCAAAAGGGCTCCACGTAGCATTCGTGCTCGGGAAACAATGGCAGAATATATTTGGCCAGGCGGCGCTTTCCGCCAATCCAGGGAACAACCGGGTTTGCTTGAATCATGCTGTAAGCCTCTTTATCTTTACGATGAAAATATGCTAGGCTTGGCCCGCTACGCGTAGCAGGGAAGCCTTGGCCATGGCTCACAGGTGCAATCTGTGGGTTATGGCGGCTGGGGGCATGTTCGCGCATGCGCCCGGTCGCTTCTTCTCTTAATCTACCAAGTGATTTGACTAACATCTGCCAGCGTGCTTGCCGATGCGACTGCTTGCAGTTTGCTTTGCAGGTTTGAATCGGCGACCAGTCCTCTCATCAAAATTGCACCTGCCAGGGCCTGCAAATCGGCAAATGTCATCGGGTGAGCGGCGCCAGCGAGATCGCGCCAATACATTCCTTCTGGTACCGCCCCAGCCGACAAACATGCGACCAATAGGGATTGATCTTCTTTGCCTGCTGCCCAGGTAATTGAATTGTGTGCTATCGGACTGGTAATGACGATCTCATAGGCTGCCCTTAATTCCAGTCTTTTAATCTCCCGCACCTCATCGATATAGGCAGGCAGATATTCAGGAAGCTCTGTCAGGTTATTATCGATGCGTTGCATTTTGCCGAGTATGATCGCGGGCATTTCACCATCTGTACGTTCATCCCACAGCACACGAGCAGCGTCGTAATAGCCTCCAGATTGCTCGATCTCGGTGATCTCTTGCTTGCCGGATGGGGCATTCACTAAAAGTTTGGACATCAGAATAGCCTTTCGATAATCATTCTGACGCCTGCATACGCATCAACCACGCCCGTGTTGACATGGCAGCGGAGCACGTCGCCTGCTGTCAAATACGTCACAATAGCGCCACCCGATAAATCGTCAGCGCTTCTGGCTCCGGCATATATTAGTTTGTCAGCTTCGTTAATGAGATTAAATGCGGTTGTCAGCTGCGTGGAATTCTTTGATACGCCAAACCCGTCACCGCCAACGGACATTCTGTCAGAGTAACAGATTGAATATATGCCGTTGTCTAGCATAGTAAATGTTCCGCCAAGCGCCGCATTATCTGCGTATGCACCGAGAGTATCGGTCAACACAGTAGTGAATCTTCTGATTTTCGTGTTCGTTGAACCGACTCCGTTGCCAGTATGCACGATGGTACGGGCATTGCCGGTGAATGGAACGGATATTCTCGATGACAGGCTAATCGTCCACACCGCCAGCGTGCCGCTGCCAGCGGCATGGGTCACATTGACCACCAGCGCGCCGGTACCGGAATCGTATGACACTACTTCGCTCTGCATCCATTTTGATGCATCCGACGTATTGGCGATTCTCAATGTCATGCCGACCACATAGGATTTACCAGTCTGCACGGTTAAGCTTTTACTGCCATAGCCAATCGTGAGTGAGGTTGCACTGGTCGAATTGGTGCTATTAAAATTCAGCGCAGCCACTGCTGCATTCAGCTCAGCAGCAGTTGTATTGGTCTCGGTTACAAAATTTACCAACGCAGCCAGAAAGGCATCGGCGCGTGAGTTGAAATTGGTTTTGTCTGTACTGCTCGGAGGTGTGGGCAGTGCGGTGATTGTCATTTATACCCCTTCTAACTCAATGTTCAAATAAGCATTTTTGGCGTTATCGACAGAAAATTCCCTGTCGCGATAAAAACCGATGATATATAAGCTGTCAAAATAGCTGTCGAGGGGGTTGTATATCCCGGCCCATAGCGTGACTACTCCGTTGAGATCGCTGATCAACTTCCTCGCTGAATCCAGATTGCTTTTTTCAATCTCGACCGTTTGGGAGGTTTTGGGCACGTCGCGTTTAATATCGACCTTGGCATTGCCGAACGCATCACGCTCCACGGTGGTGAAATTCAGTGCACGCGCCTTGGCTTTAAACTCGGTTTCACCGATGATGAACGGCATGCCGAGCACGACAAAACCCACCGACACATTGCCGCTGACACGGGTAAAGGTGAGTTTAAGCTTGGCGGTCGACAATACCGGAAGATCAAATGAAGCGGTATTCTCAATCTGGCGGAATGGCTGGTAAAAATAGTCGTACCAGCTGGTGACCGATCTACTGATTAAATCCTTGGTCTCAGTGTATATTTGCGTTGCACCGTCATAAACCTCGATGGTTACTGAATCCGCCACAAGCCTGCCCAATCCTACTGCACCAAAGCGTTCTCCCGGGGTGATTTCTACCACCAGTGGAGAAGCCCCGACTGATTGATCGTTACGCTCCAGATGGAACATCTTGTAACGATTCACTGCGCCCAGATCCAGCCAGTTTGCTGTTTCGTTCGGGTAGGGTACCGGGTAATTGGTGGCCGTGCTGGCATGAGCGATTCTGCATTCATACTTATGGATTAGCCCATTGGTCTCATAAGAAACAGTATTGCCGACAGCATAAGCCACGCTTGCACCACTCCATGCGGTTTCGCCCGCAGCCGGATAGGTGAGGGTCGAGCTGGTAAGTTGCGCTGCCCGGATAGTGATGGGTCTCATGGTGATCATGCCGCTACCGTCCTTAATGACTCACCGTCACGGGTCACGCGCATTAGCAAATCCGCTGTCTTTTTGCTGTAGCCAGTGCTATCACGCACCGCGGTCGCCAGCTCTTTGATGGCTGCAACGATCTCGCTTGAGCCGAGCAGATCCCTGGTCTGCTGGTTGCTGTATATCCTGGATGGCCCGGTCATTTCCAATTCTGGCCCGAGCTCGCCGACGATCCTGACGCCACCTGGATGGACGCCGCCACTGGCAAAGCCAGTAATGCCGCGTGAGGCAGCAAAACGGCGGATATTGTCTAGAGTGAATCCAGCGGAGCCGCCCATTGCCGCCACCACCTGCTGGGCAGAAATGCCATGCTGCAAAGCGGCTTGCAGAATCTCATCTGGCGTTTTTCCTGACCCAATAAAATTACGAATATCAGCCGCAGAGATCGAGCTATTGCCCGTACCGCCCAGCACCATGGCTGGATGGGTGGTCGTTCCGCCTGAATCTACCGCCGCATCTCTTGCTATTCTGAAATTTGCCAGTGCGTCTACCAATGAAAGCAGGGTAGTGTTCAGTCCGGTCAGCGCGTCCACTTCCTGCCTTGATGATTCCAGAATGCTATTCAGTCTGGCCATTTCATTATCAAAGCCAGTTTGCAGAGTACTGCGGTTACGCTCAAGCTCGTCGAGCATCCTCTCCTCAGCATCCAGCTGATCATCAGTCAGGCCGCCTAGCTCGCCTATCAAATTAGCATTAGCTGCGCGCGCACGCTCGAAATCCTCACGCGTGCTGAATCCAAAGGCGCTTTGTCCTTGCAAGGCTTGCAGCGCTGGCTGGATTTTGTTTAGATCAGGGAATATGCCCTTTCTGGCAGATACGATAGCATCAGCTATTTGTTGGCGAGCGTCATTAATGCCCAGGCCGCGGATGCTGGCAACAGTGGATTTAAGGCCGTCTGACAGGCCCTTAAGCTTGCTGATATTGCTAGTGACAATGCCGATCTCTGCCGAGACTTGTTTGAGACTGTCGTTATAGTTTTTTGTGACTGTCTTGCGCTCGGCCTCAACTGACCGCTGCAACATGCCGAAAGCATCATTCAGCAATCCGCCTGCATCCAGCTTCGGGATCACTTCAGCGGCCGCTTGCCCTATGCTTTCTAGACCGTTCTGCACCTGCACAAACAAATGCTGAACGTTCAGCAGTCCCAGCAGCATGTCTTCGCTGATGCCGTTGGCCTGGCCGAACGACTGCACCAAAGCCTTAAACTGCTCCTTGGTCATGTCAGATGACAATCCGAGCTTGCCCAGTTCCTGATTGAGCAGCTCTATTTTTGGCTGCAGGCGTTCGGCGTCAGTGAGGAAATTGTCCGAAAAAAACTGCGCGTTCGATGCTAGTGCATCCATACCGCCTGCGGCATCGACAAACGTCGATCGTTGCTCAAACGATACGCTGCGCAGGAAAGCCCGGGTGTCGGCCAGGCTGTTGCCGAGCGCTGCACCGAGGTTGGTGAGCACATTGAATTCGCCGGAAAGCCGTTGCAATGTCTGAAAGGCGCTCTCGCCCGTTTTGCTGAGGCTGTCGATTTCAGGGATCAAATGCCGAGCCATTTGCTCTCCGGCATCGGCAATGACCTGGGCAATTTGCTCATCGGTGAGTGCCTTGCCTTTTTCAGATGCGATATTAATCGACATTGAAAAATTGTCGAGCGCATCGCTCCCCATCCCCAGCGTGTCGGCCATGCCGCGTGCAGACTTAGAAATATTACCGATGCTCTCATCCAGGTATTTTCCAAGCTCCAGCGCGTAAGCTTTCGCCTGCTCGGCAAACGGTTCCAGCACTTTAGAGATGCCGCCCTCGACCAATTCGCCGTAGCGGTCGAGCAGCTGCCCTGAGTCGGTATCGGTCATGACGCGATCGATTTTGTCAGACCTGAAGGCGCCCCCCTTGGCCTTGAATTTCGTGCTGGTAATGCCGCTGAATCCGTCAGCGGTAACGTCGCCAATCAAGTTGGTCTCCTTCTGTTTCAGCGGGCCGCGACCAAAAAGCGCATTGACTCCGCCCCCAATCAACCCACCGAGAATTGCGCCGATTGCCGCACCGGCCGGGCCCCAGATAGATCCGATAGCGCCACCCACAGTAGCGCCCATTGAAGAGGTGGTGCTGCCACTTAAACCGCCAACCTTTTTATCACCGGCGATCATAGAACCGCCAAACGTACCTATAATCCCGCCACCTAGACCAGCCAAACCTGTGCCAAATGCAGATCCCATAGACGCAGCACCCCCTGCACCAGCCGCTGCACTCTCAGCCGCAATAAACGCAGCCCCCTCAGCACCGCCAGCCATGCCAGCACCAAATGAGCCCAGCAAACTACTCCCACCTAACGCCGACAAACTGTTACCAATAAAAGTGGTAGCGCCAAACCCGGTGCCTAGTGCATTCGTAATTGAAGAGCCAAAATTGGCCATATCCATCAGATTCATGCCACCCCCGCTGGCCGCTCCCGCAGTGCCGGGAATCCCGCTCAGCGATGCGCCAATATTGATGATCCACTTCCTGACAGTAAGCTGGTACAGCACATCAATAATCGCCACTTTGATCGATTCGCCGATCGATTCCATGGCTGATTTACCGTGCGCGGCGAACTGGACAAACGCCTGCTTGGCGGTCTGCTCCACGCCGCCCCAGAGGTGATTCCATTCTGCTGCAGCTTGGCGCGAGGCTTCTTCTGCGGCTCTGGCGGCTTCCCGCTCGGCTTTCTCGATTTCACGGATGGTTTCCAGCCGGGCTTTTTCCGCCTGTTGTAATTCTTCCTCGCGTTGCGTCGCCAGTGCAAACGCCTGGGCGCTGGCCATGATTTCCATCGCCAGCGCTTTGGTGGGAGCCTTGGCCGCTTCTGCAGCAGCCGCCAGCATGCGCTTTTGCACAGCGCTTTTGCCAACTTGCTCGGTTTCCATCTTCAGCGCTTCAATGATGCGTTGCGATGAGGCCATCGCCTGCTGCGCTTCTCTCTCCCGGATTTTAGCGGCTTTCTCCCGGGCATCCTGCTCTGCTTTTAGAGCTTTGATCAGATGATCGGGCAATGTTGGCTTTGCGTTGGGCTTGACGACGCCGGTGGTCTCAACCGCATTAACAGCAGTGGCAGCCTTATCCGCAGCCTCTTCCAGCTTGAACAGATCAGCTACAGCATCATCAATCCGCTGCGAGAGCAGATCGGCTGAACGCTTATCGAAGAACAATTCGCTGATTTTTTCGCCAGTAAAAGCGTCGATTAAATTTTTTCGGTCATTGAGCGAGGCCAGCTCTTCGCGCAGTCCGGCGATCATTTGCTTCTGCTGCTCGATTGCCGACAGCTGCGGGCCGGTACCAGTCAGATGATTGAGCGCCGCGGCAGCTTTGGCTGCAGCCGGTGCCAGAAACCCTGCCAGCGTGTCGCCCAGGGTGATCGCGATATTGTTAATCGAGGCCATGAGCTCTTCAATTTTCGCTCCAGGAATCGCGGCCATTTTGTCGAATGCATCCTGCGTCGCTTCAGCCTTATTTTCCATATCCTCCATGATCTGGCTGAAATCTTTACCCGCTTGTCCGGCCAGCGCCATAGCGGGCACCAGCGCCTCTACGCCGCCAAACAGCAGGGCAATCTGATCAACGTTGCCGCCGGTTTTTTTGCTTATCTCATCTAGGAATCCACCGAAGCCCTTGGCCTGGAGTCCAGCCGCATTAAATTGCAAGCCAAGTTGTTCTGCCAAGTCGGTGGCTTCTTTGGTTGGCTTAGCGACTGACGCGAGAATCGCCCGCACGCCCGTGACGCTTTCCGCGGTGGAGATCCCTTGCTTGGATAATGCCGCGATGCTCGCGACCAGCTCGTCGAAACTCACATTGAGCGCCGAGGCGATCGGGGTTACTCTGCCAAGATCAGATGAGAATTCACTCATGGTCGCTTTACCTGCTTTCATGCCGATGAACAAGGCATCTGATACCGCCTCGGCACTCGCAACCTTGCCGCTGTAGCTGTTCATGATGTTGGTCAGACCATCGACCGAGGTGGCCAGATCGGTATTACCGCCGATCGCCAATTTATTGGCTGCCTGCAGCAATTCTGTTGCCTGGGTGACATCCTCGATACCCGCCGAGATGATCTCGTAAAACGCGCGTGACTGCTCCACCGGCATGGTGCCGAACTGCACCGCCGTGCTCCTGGCAATGGACTCCAGCCTGTTCAGATCGTCGACGGTACCGTCGATTTGGGTAGAGATGAGCGCCATCGATTTTCTAAACTCCAGCGAGCTGGAAACCGAAGTGGCCGCAAAAGCACCGAGGGTAACGGTAGCCGCGGCAATGCCTACCTTAAGCCTGGCCGTGCTTGCTTCCAGCGCATCCGATTGTTTAGCCGTCTGCCCCAGTTCCGAGCCGGTTTTGTTGGCAGCATCGCCTAAGCCCCCCAGCGCTTGCTTGGCCGCTTGCGTTTCGACGATCAACCCTTTGCCGTCGACGGTAATCCGGATACCTACTTCCAATTCTTGTGCCATATTATTTGCGATTTAAAACCGGCAATGCCGCGTCTTCCATGAGCCTAATTTGCTCAAAAATCATCGGGTGTTTTTTGCGCTTGATCTTCATCAGCCTTAGCGTGCTTTCGATCGCCGGGCGTTCGATGCCGAGGTGTTGCCCAGATAGGCCATCAAATCGCCAGCAACGTCCGAGCGCGATAAATACTTGCAACGCTTCCTCGTTTTCCGGCCAAACGGTGAACAATCCATCATTCTTTTCCTCCTCCTCAAACTGCGCCTCATGCTCTTCCAATGCCTGCTGCCATGCTTCGGGATCAGCCGCGCGCGCGTCTGATTCAACGCTGCGGGCTGGCCTTGCCGCCCAGTGCCGGGCGGCGTCCTTTAGTTTTTTCTTGCGGCCGCCTTGCCATAACTGCATTCAAGGTAGGCTGACACCAGTGCGGAGCGAACGTAAGGAATGCGGATCATCAACTCGCGGGTGTCGTCGCTGAAATCAACCGGGTTGCCGTCGGCATCGCCTACCTCACTCCAGCCAACCAGCACCCGGCGCAGCAGATCCTCGTCATTGCCGCCGTCTTCCTTATAAATTGCGGAGAATTCATCCTGGGGCAGCAGCTCGAATTCCGCGCTGAAGGTATTCTTTTTGGTTTTGCCGCCGTCTTGCGGAATGTTGACCGTGACCGGCCATTGGACTGTTTTTTGTGCTTCGATCTTAAACATGGGTTTTCTCCTGAGTGTTTGATATCGGGTGCAATGCGCGCAGCTTATTGCACCCTACGGGTTGTTACCGGTTACGGGTTACTGCGTCGCCAGCGTCCATTCGTCGTTACCGGCATCGGTGTGGCGGAAATTCATGTCCATGGTCAGCATCGCCATGTTGGTATCCTCGCTGTAACGCGGGTTGGTCAACTGCACCTGACCTGCATTGAAAATCACTTTTTGCCCGGCGATGGTGCCGTGCGTCAGCGCGATCACGCCAGTCGTGCCTGCCCGGCAAATGCCGATGAAATCCTTGACCGCGATCAACGGCAGCTCAATGGTGACCTGCCCTTTGGTTGAGCGGCCGACATAATGCATTTTTTCCGAGTTGGGGCGGTTCTTGTATTCGTTCTGGCTGCCTTGCGTGACGGTCATTGATGCGAGCGGCGCAGCGTAGCCATGTATCGTGAACGTGGTATTGGCCTTGGTCATCGCTTTGGCCTGCTGGAATGCAGTCAGCACCGGCGACCCCACCGAAGTATCGGTAATGCTGCTGATCAGGCCCTCGAGGGAGCAGTTGATCAACGGTACTTGCCCTTCCTGGAATTTCAATTCCGTGGTGCCGTAAGCGCCCACCATCTTGTGCATCAGTCCGTCCCAGTTGAACCATAGGGTGGCGGATTCTTCCCCGCTTGAAATCGGCGCATAGGTGACCGGCCCGGTAGTCGGCGTGATCGTTTCCGACATGCCGCAGGCGCGCAGGATCGGCCCATAGCCTGGCTTGGTCGCTACCGCGCCAGCCCCGGCCATCTCCAGATCAAACTGCATGGTCATGGTCTCGCCCACCGCAATCTGGCCCCGGTTACCAAAATAAGGCAGCGCCTGGTTACGTTCGATATAGCGCACATTGGCCGCGTTGCAGTTGAAATTGAGCACTGACATGGCGTCGGTCGTAACCACTGGCGCAGCGTCCTCGCCATAAGCGGTTTCAATCTTGCACAGAATGATTTTCTTGTTTGCCTTTAGCGCCATTATTTGAGATCTCCATCGTTTTGAGCCGGAACTTCAGCAGCGGGAACCAAAACCTCCGCCGCTGGTTTGAGGGGCTGCCCTGCGACCCGCGTGCGGCTACCGGTTTTCGGGTCAAAAATATAACTGCCGCCGACGCCACGGAATTCATCATTCTGCACATCGACCGGCTTCTCGTTCTTGGCCATCACATACTCCTTATCAAATGGGCCGTTAAAAATTCATCTTGCCACCATAAGACTTGATCAGTCAGTTGCATCAGCCGTCCACCGCCATACTCGATCGGGTCAAACTCGGCATCCGGCTGCCAGCCATGCAGCGCGGTCATGATTTCCTCGCGCAAGCTGAGCAGATCGGCTTGTGCCTGGTCACCTCTGGCATCGCGCAGGTTCTTGGTCGCCATTACTACGGCGAAGCGCACGGTGTTTTGTTGCGACACCACCATCGTTCCGGTTCTTGATCCGCCTGACCGCTCGCTGTTGGGGATCACATAAGCAGCCGGGATTTGTTTTAATGCGTTCGCAGCCTGCGCGAGACCAGCGGCACCGGCTACATGCGCTAGCGTGGGCGCGCTAATTTTTAGCTGAGCAATGATCCAGCTGGGGTCGAATAGAGTGATGCTCATGATCCATTCACCGCTGCGGCTAAATGCCGGTTGATGATATCGATGACGTTCGCTTCATCCTCCGCGTTAAATCCGAGGTAAGGACGAGGCGGGATGGTTACTTTTTTAACGCTCCTTGCACTGCCATCCGGCAACCTGAAAAATAGGCTCTTAGCATTTTTAGCGTGGATTTCGCCGCCAAACTGATGGATAGCGGCATAAATTACACCCGCTCCCCATTCGGCGGAATCGCTGCCGGATTGACTGACAATGGAATCAAGCAGGTGCCGGTCTTGCACTAGCGTCTTGCCACCGTGCTGCTGAACGCGCTGACTAGGCAGCCAGCTTTGTCCATCTGGCCCGCGCTGATCATTGAAACGTTCTCGCGTGGAGTTTTCGCCATAAAAGGCGATTTCATCCATCGCCTTTACCGGACTGCGGCCAAAGGAGATCAAGCGCGTTAGCGCTTCCTGAACAACCTCGTCGTGTATCTCAATATGGATCTTCATCAGATGAATCCCCCGGAATCTGACCGCCGAAATACGGGGATGGTGGCCGACATTTCGGCTACATTGCTTGATGTTTGCGTGTTGCTGGAATCGCTCACCCCAAGCTTTGCTCGACCAGCTGCCACATCGCGCAGCAATGCGATGGCTGCTTCATAGCGCTTCCCCACAATTTCAGTCATCCGATCCTGGTACAGCGAATAGCGCGCAAGATCACACGCGATCCGCTCCAGTTCAGTGGGTACCGGCGTAGCTAAGGGGAGGGTATAACGCACCGACAGATAACCATTGATCTGCGCGTCTGCATCCGCCAGTGCACGATCGATCACCGTGGTGTTGATCACGCCGAGATTGTCCCGGTCGGTGAGCTGGATTAGTTCATCCTCACCAAAGCGGTCGATTAGGTTTTGTTGGGTGGCGTAGGTCATCAGGCGCTCAGCTTATCATTCAATGATTGAAGGCATTTTTTACAGGTCACAGCTTCTTTGCGATTTGTCCAAGACGCTCTTCCGAGATTAATCTTTCTTGGTTTTACCGCGCAAAGCGGTGAGATATCGCCATTCGCTCTAATCATCTTTGCTAAGTGAATGGGCTTACTCATCAATCTCGGTTTCAGATACCGCAAGCATCGGCTCGTTCTTGATCTGAGCAATCTGCTCAGCAGTCAATTCAGTCAGAGGAATGCTCTGTTCTTCCTTATTGAAAGTGATACCTGCCCGGCGGAAACGGTCGTTAAATGCCCGCACACGTAGCGCCTTAACCATGGTTTTTGCCGATGCGTTCGGCGCGGCCTTTTCCGGCTCTTGTTGTCTGCTTTTGCCATTGCCTGTATCCGTTATGGTTGATGATTAGCTGGGGCGTACCACATGTACGCCCGTATCAAATCAGGATCGATTAACCTGCGCCGGTCGATCCCACGCCCAATTGCCAGAAACCGTAACCGCCTGCCGCACGCGCTTCCGCCCCGAACTTGAATTTCTTGCGCATAAAGACGTCGTCGTTTTGCGGGTCGGTCTGCTCGACGAATTGCGGCGCTTTACGTTCCTGGTAGATAAATGGCTTGACTGGCTTGGTGGTGTCCAGCAGGTACCAGGCGGTGTCCGAAGCCAGACGCGCATCGACCACCACTTCCGCCGTCCCTTTGTAGAGATTGGCCTTGCCATCATCCAGGCGATCGTTATTGATTAGCGCCAGCGCAACGCTCTCTAGCGCTGGCGGCACCAGCAGTACGGTAGGGGTGATGTTGAGCGGGCGGCCTTCGTCATCCTTGAACTTGCGCATGGCGGTGCGCGCTGCGCCGTAGCTGGCGATTGCTGCCGCCTGAGAGGCTGCACTCAGAGCTGCCGTCAACTTGTTGGAAACACTTGCCCCGGCCACCAGATGATCGGTATCGAAGAAATACTGCCCATCGAAACACAGGTTAGTGAAGCCGTTATTCACCAGATCCATGACAATTTCGTCCGGCAATTGCGCGGCGGATTCCCCGGCCATTTGCGCCTGCGGCCCGTACATGCCGAGCTGATCATCCTCAATGTCGTTGCGGTCGACTTCGATGGTCGCTTCCCAATCGTCATTGACAATGGTGTACTTGAATGCTTCCAACGCCTTGACCGTTTTATCCCCAATCCATTTGCGCATCCGGGGGAATTTGGAAAGCCAGGCATAATCGTTCTGGCCAGTGGTGGATGGCACCTTCATGGCGATCTTCTGCCAAGTTGTGGGCGCAACACCAAAAGCGTTATTGAAGGAAGTTTTTAAACTGATGAAGACATTGCTGAGGGTTTGCTTGTTCACCAGCAGACCGGCCAGACCAACAAAGCCCAGCGATTCCATGCTGTCTAGCGAAGGATCGGGTGGGGCGGCTGCAACATTCAGGCTAACAAAAACCATCGCCAGCAAAACACCACTGAACCAGGCGAGAGATTTGAACAATTTCATAGAGGCTCCTTGTATAGATTAATCTGATAGATCGTCGTTTTTTATTCGACCCAGACGCCGTCGCTATCGATACCGATCACAGTGCCAGCGGCTGAGCGGGTGTTGGCGCCATTGGTCTTGGCCACCGTTTCGTCGTCAACGATGTAGCAGGTCTTGCCGAGATCGGCCTGGACGATGGCATCCGCCCCCGAGTTCTTGAATTTGAATGCTTTCTTGCGGCGCACGTTGAGGGTCTTCGCGCCATTCGCGCCAGGGTTTACCACCTGTTCCTCTGCGCGCCCAAGGTAAGTCAGCGTGGTAGCGACTGCGCCCGGCGTGGCGTAGCCGGATGCATTGAGTGCTACGAGTGCGCCCGCGTAAATGGTGACGCCGGTGGCGACGGGCACATTGACCAGCTCGCCGTCCTTCATCGGGGTATTGCGATCTGCTGAGAGAGCCATGTTTTCTCCTGTTGGGTTTAATCAATCCGCCCGTTCTGCGCTTAGCTTTGCGCCGTGGTTGGCATGTTTTTCTTGAAATCTTCCGGGGTGATGTTCATTGCCCGGCACAGCGCCAACTGTTCTTCGGTCAACGTTTCACCATCACTGCCTTCAGGGGGCTTTCCGCCGGTCTGGGTTTGGGTGAGGGCCGCAATCGGTTGTGCTGCCGCCAGATATTGCTTGAGCGATTCAATATTTTCGCTTCCCAGCTTGCGCGCCCATTCTTCCTGGGCGGGTAGCAGCTTGCCTTCGGAAAGAGCGATTTCCACCACGTCATCCACTTCACGCTCGATCTTCTCAGTTTTGAGGCTAGCGACCTCGTCTTGCAGGGATTTCATGATTGCAACTGGCACGAACCTGGCCGGGTCGGGATGATCGGCGGCGGCTTTGAGGGCGGCTATTTGGCTATTGAGGCCTTGCACCAGCGCCACCAGGTGGAAACCCTGGCTGGCGGCAGCGGTAGCGTTGGCGCTTTTCAACTGGTCGATGGCTTTTTGCAGCTCGGCCACCACCTCATCGACTGTGGCGGTCACGGGCATGTTGAGCAGCCAGCGCAATTGCTCGAGCAATTCGTTCATAGATAATTTCTCCAGGTTAAAAAATTGATATTGAGAAGCGGCAACGGCATCCATGCCATCGAGCGCCGGGTTGTTGGTCAATGCGGCATGCAGCAGCCGCAAGACCTTCCCGGTCTTCTTGTCATAAGCAAAAACAGGGGAGATGTATTTGTACTCGCCGCCTTCGATCATTTGGGTGGCGCGTTCCGTCCATTCCACATCGACGGCAAAGAGGCCGGATTCACGCCATTCCAGCTTGCCAAACCATCCCGCAGCCGGGGCGGGTTGGCCGTTCTGAGCGGCAAGCAGGGTTTGGTGCTCGTAGTCCACCACCGTGCGGTTTGCGCGTGCTTCAAATTCGGTAATGATTTGTGCTGCCAGGGCGGCATCGATAAACCAATGCGGCACGTCGTGCGGGCGGCCGTCGGTCGCGCGGAAATTCCCAGCGGGGAATAGCTGGATTTCATTTGCAGCGCTGACCGATATGGCGCACGCAGCGATGCCGTGAGAGGGATTAAATGATTGGGAGTGTTTACGATTCATGCCGCCATGGTACCGGCAGCATCAAAGAGGGTTAAGGAGGAATGGTTTCCGCCTTAAAACAATGAGTTAACTAAAAATAGACTAGCATTTCGTTGGCGAGTCAGTCAAATGTGAAGCAGTAAGGGGTTAATCGTTGTGCATATTTGTAGAAGGTGTGATTCGCGTATTTATCCTGAAAATCATGGTTTGTTCATCATATTGTGGATCTAACAATGTTTGTATGATGAAAACTAAATTAACACAACTTTATAAAACATGAGGAGATAGCTATGCAGCTTTCCGTGATAGATTTCATTTTTGACGTAACATATTGCGTCATTTCGGACACCTAATTCTAGATAGCGATGAAAGTATAATGAAACGCAAGATTATCTTTGTTGGTGGTGTTCATGGTGTAGGGAAAACATCCCTATGTAAAAAGGTGTGTGAGGTGCTGGGTATTGAGCACTACTCAGCTAGCGATCTGATTAAGAAAGTGAAGAATGTTACGTTCCCAACAAACAAACATGTTGAAGGAATAGAGGTAAATCAGGATTCGCTTATTGTTGCGGTAGATAGATATATGGATTGTAAAACCGTTTGCCTTCTCGATGGGCATTTCTGTCTATTAGACGAACAAGGGAATGTAGTTCCTGTTCCTTTGTCGACATTTTCATCCCTGTCACCAATTGCAATAATTGTGCTTAATGATGAGCCGAGTAACATCTATGCACGGACTCAAAGTAGGGATGGTGAGGCATCTAGGATCGATGGTATTGCCACATTTCAAGATAGCGAAATAAAGTATTCTAAATTGGTTTCCGAGTCACTGAGAGTTCCTTACTTGTTAGCTAACCCTTTCACTGAAAGGGAAGTAATTATAAATTTCGTGAAGAACATAAGCTAAAAGGATTTTCTAGTGAAAGCATTATTAGACACTAATATCATCATACATCGTGAAGCTAGCAATATAGTCAATGAAGAAATTGGCACTCTATTCAATTGGCTAGATTGTCTGCATTACGAAAAATGCATACATCGTCTATCTGTTGAGGAGCTGAAAAAGCATAGCGATCCAAATGTAGTAAAAACAATTCAAACAAAAATAAGAAATTACAATACGTTAAAAACCGAAGCGCCAGAAACAGAAGCTATTTCTCAAATAAGGAATAAATACGATCAGAATGATAATGATGGAATAGATACATCCTTACTCAAGGAGGTGTATTCGAATCGAGTCGATTGCCTAATAACGGAAGACAGAAAAATACATGAAAAGGCATCGGCTCTCGGCGTATCTGATCTTGTTTTTACTATTGATGACTTCTTAGAAAAGGTTACCGCAGAAAACCCAGCACTCTCTGAA